GATGACAATGGCAGTTGTTATAATTGGGATAATTACAGCCACGAGGTAGCATAATGAATAGATACAAAAACAAAACTTTAGATAAAATAATTCAAAGGCTTACTAATAATGGTGAGCTTATGGTTGATCTTAAAACCTCTTATTCTGAAAGGCATATTTTTGGAGCAAATACAGTTGGACATACTATAAGCCTAAAATCTGATTATAGATTTGATGGCGAATGTATAACGACTGGATTTTATCAGCTTGCAGATTTAGTAGATTACCTAAAAACTGAAAAAATTTATAGACTATCAAAACCTGAATATCAAAATAGTAATGGGTTTTGGGTACAAGAATATCAAAGAGATTCCAATAATAAAATTATAGACTTTAATCCATTTACAAATATATTTTTTGAATCTAATAGCTGGATTATTTAAATAACCAACAACCCAAAATAACCAAAGGCTCTTAATTGAGCCTTTTTTATTTTCTGCATTTTTAATATTGACATTACAGCTATGCACCTTAGTCTTAGATATAGATATATCTATAACATTATGAGGTTTTTGCTTGAGCAACAAATTTGATTCAGCTAATTATCCATCTCAAGTACCTGCTGTTTTGCAGAAGGGAGACTTTTGGGCATGGAAAAAATCAGACCTATCTACTGATTATCCAGTAGCATCTTATTCATTAAAGTATAAATTCTATTTGATAGATGGCTCTACTGCATCTAATTTCACATTAAATGCTACTGAGAGTAATAATGAATATATTATTTCTACATCTAGCACTAGCTCCCATGCTGCTGGTGATTATAGATGGGATGCAATAATAATTAGAGGTTCAGATAATGCTGAAGTAATAGTTGGTGATGGTTATAGCGCCATTTTAGATAATGCTGTTAGATCGCATGCAAAAATTGTTCTTGATGCAATACAGGCTGTTATTGAAAACAGGGCATCAATGGATCAATCTTCAATGTCTATTGCTGGAAGGTCTTTATCAAGACTTTCAATAGATGAACTATTAACCTTTAAAGATAGATATAAGGCTGAATGGCTAAAAGAAGTAAAAATGGCAAGAATTAAAAACAATCAAGGTTCAGGCAATACTATTAAAGTACGTTTTGGATCATCAACTAATAAGAACGTAACAGATTTAACTTAATATGGCTTGGTACAACAACATATTTAGCAGAAATACTGCTAAACAAAAAAAGAGAAGCGCTTATAGAAGAAGCTATACTGGCGCAAGTACAGGAAGGCTGTTTTCAGACTTTCTAACAAGCTCAACAAGCGCTGATGCTGAGATAAAAGATAACATAAGAGTTTTAAGAGATAGGGCAAGGGAATTAGCAAGAAACGATGGCTACATTGCAAGATACTTAAATCTGATGGTATCTAATGTTATCGGCAAGCATGGCGTAAGAATTAGCAGTAAAAGTAGAAATGACAATGGTTCATTAGACTTAGCTGCTAATCAGCTCATCGAGGCGGCTTGGAAAGACTGGTCTAAGCTAGGCAACTGCACAACCAATGGAAGATTATCTTTTCTAGATTGCCAAAAAATATTCATAGAATCTTTATGTAGAGATGGCGAAGTTTTAATAAGAAAAATAAAAGAACCAAGCTCACCATTTGGATTTCAATTACAGTTTTTAGAAGCAGACCATTTAGATGAAAACAAGAATGATCTTAATAAATCAAGTGGCAATAAAATTAAAATGGGCGTTGAGGTTGATAAGCATGATAAACCAGTAGCTTACTGGTTATTTAAAGACCATCCGTATGATAGAACTTATTTAAACGAAAACCAGCACATTAGAGTTCCTGCTGATGAGATTATCCACGCCTACCTACCTGCTAGGGCAGAACAAACTAGAGGAGTTTCTTTAATTGCTACATCAATGGCTAACGTGAAGGTTTTTAATGGCTACATTGAAGCAGAAATAGTCGCGGCACGCGTTGGGGCTAGCAAAATGGGCTTCTTCACTTCTCCTGATGGCGATGGTTATGTTGGTGATGGCGCTTATGAAGATACATTTAACCCAACCATGAACGCTCAAGCTGGAGTATTTGAGCAACTTCCTGCTGGCATGGACTTTAAAACTTTTGACCCCAATCATCCAAACTCAGCGTTTGAATCATTTACCACTACTGTTTTAAGAGGTATAGCTTCAGGATTAAACATCTCTTATCACTCGCTTTCAAACGATCTCACAAGTGTTAATTATTCTTCAATCCGTCAAGGAGCTTTAGAGGATCGCAGCATGTATCAGATATATCAACAGTTTGTAATTGAGCATTTTATAAACCCAGTGTTTGAATCTTGGTTAGAAATGGCAATTATTGCTGGTTATATTAATTTGCCTATGGGTAAATTTAACAAATTTGCAAGATCAGTTAATTTTATTCCTAGATCATTCGCTTGGATTGATCCTCTTAAAGAGATGCAAGCTAATGTTATGGGTTTACAAAATGGGACACTTACCTATGCTGATATCAGCGCTAGCTTTGGCAGAGATACAGAAGAATTATTTGAACAGCACCAAAAAGAAATAGAGCTAGCTAAACAATATGATATTGAGCTGGCATATCAGCCATTTGGTCAAAAGCTACCTGTAGAAGCAAAGATACAAGGCGGAAATGATGATGAATAAAGATTTACAAAGTTTTGATTCGCAAGAATCAGAAAAACATCCTTTACTAAAAGGTAAAGAGGAGAAAACTATGAATAAAGAAAATAGACATATCCTTAATGTAACAGAAACAGATGACACGGTTGTTGTTGAGTTTGCGAAGCATGAGGATGTAGAACAAGAGGTTGAAGAAGTAGAAATAACTGATGAAGTCTCTATGACTGATAAAGAAGATAAGGAAAGAAATGTAATTGATATGCCTATGAAATATAGAACTATTGATTTATCTAAACACTCTTATCTTGATGAAGAAAGTCGTACAGTAAGAATTGGTGTTTCTTCTGAAGAACCAGTTGAAAGAAGTTTTGGTATGGAAGTGCTAGGACATTCTGAAGGTGATATAAACATGGAGTTTATAGCATCAGGGCGCGCTCCCTTACTCTTAGATCACGATATGACTAAGCAAATAGGCGTAATTGAAGAATTTAAACTTGACGAAACTGCGAAAAGAACAATCGCAGTAGTTCGCTTTGGAAAAAGTGAATTAGCTCGTGAAGTATTTGAGGATGTAAAAGACGGAATTAGAATGAACATATCCGTTGGCTACAGAATCGACAAACTAAACAGAATGAATGATAACGATGAGACTTATTACAAGGCTCAGTGGACACCAATGGAAGTTTCTTCTGTAAGTGTTCCTGCTGACCAGTCTAGGCTTGTTGGAGTTGGACGTTCTAAAGATAAACAAAAAACACAAACTACAAAGGTGGAAATAATGGAAAACGAAAAACAAGAAATTAATCTTGATGAAGTTAGATCACAAAGTGTTGCTGAAGCAAAAGCTGAATTTAAAAGAGATTCTAAAGAAATCATCGATTTAGCTGCTAGACACAACAAAAGAGATTTAGCTGATAAAGCAATTTCAAACGGTGTTTCTGTAGAAGAATTTAGAGGACAATTGCTAAACGAATTAGCTAATAATACTCCTCTTGACACTCCTTCAAATATCGGAATGAATGAAAAAGAAGTAAAAAGATTCAGTTTAGTAAAAGCAATTAGAGCTTTAGCTAACCCAACTGATAGACGCGCACAAGAAGCTGCTGCATTTGAATTTGAATGTTCAACTGCTGCTGGTCAAGCTGAAGGTAAAACTTCACAAGGCATAATGCTTCCTGCGGATGTATTAAGAAACTGGTCAAGAGACATGAACTCATCTGATGATTCAACTCTTGTAGCAGAAGACTATAGAGGCGGAGATTTTATTGATGTATTAAGAAATTCATCATCAGTAATGGCTGCCGGCGCAACGGTATTACAGGGGCTTCAAGGGAATATTGTTATACCTAAGAAAACTGCTGCTTCTACTGCTAACTGGATTGCTACAGAGGGTGCTGCTTCTACTGAGTCAGAAATGACTACAGGAAGTACAACTATGACACCGAAGGTAATTGGCGCGTTTACGGACGCAACTCGATTACTTTTGAGCCAGTCATCATTAAGTGTTGAAAACTTAATTAGAGATGATTTAGCCAAAGGTATTGCTCAAGCAATAGACATTGGCGCTTTAATGGGTTCAGGTTCATCAGGACAACCAACTGGAATCAGAAACACATCAGGAATCAACACCAGCACTTTTGCTGCTGCTGCTCCTACATGGGCTGAAATAGTAAGCATGGAATCTGCAATTAGCGGAGATAATGCTTTATTTGGAAATCTACATTACATTTGTAGACCTTCTGAGTATGGAACTATGAAAGTAACTACTAAAGATAGTGGATCAGGACAATTTATTGTCTCTCCTGATGGAATGGTAAATGGATATGATGTAATTAGATCAAATTCAGTTACTTCAGGTGACTTCTATTTTGGTAATTTTGCAGACTTGCTAGTTGGATTATTCGGTGGTTTAGATATTACTGTAGACCCATATAGCCTGTCTAGCACTGGTTCAGTCAGGATTGTGGCGCTACAAAATGTCGATACTGCGGTTAGACATGCTGAGTCATTTATCCTTTCTAACGACGGCTGATAAATAGATGCTTAAATGGAATAGGGGCGGCAACGCCCCTGTCTTAAATATGAAAAAATACTTAATAACACAAGATACTATCTGTAATGGTCAAAGAGTCTCTGCTGGAGATGTAGTTGATATTACAGAGGATGAAGGTTTTAACTTAATTGCTTGCAATAAAGCAGAAGTATATGTTGAAAAACCTAAAGCTAAAAAAACTGAAAGAAGTGTAGGTTTAGAAACTTCAGAGGTTAAAGCTCCTAAGAAAAGAGCTAAAAAATAAATCATGCCTATTGAAAGTGCTGCTGATTTTTCTTCATACCTAGATACAACTACAGGTCATGGAGTTACAGCCACTTTTTTTGAAGTTCAATCGGTATTATGGGACCAAAGAACAGGATTAATTGATACTTGGTTTGATATTGATTCAGGCGATGCATACAGCATTAATATTATTATAGATCAAGAATATTTTAATATTGAAGGTGGAACTATACCCGTTGCTGGTTATCAACCAAGAGCAGTAGTTAAATCTTCAGATGTTCCATATATATCTCAAGAAGATAAATTAATAGTAAATGCAATTACTACAAATAAGGGCAATGTTTTAAAGCCTGAAACCACATTTTTAATAAAAACAGTTGAGCCTGATAATACAGGTTTAGTTTCATTAGTATTAGAGGAGCAATAATGTCTCAATACAGAATGGAAACAGAAGAAGATATGTCAGCATACTTTGATATAAATTTTGGTCATGGTGTTAGCGCTGTATTTACACATAGCGAAACTGCGACAACCATAAACATTATTTTAAATAATGAATACATAGAACAAGATGAGGGTGTTGGGGTAGAAGCAACACAACCGACAGCATATTGCAGAACAATAGACATCCCAAGTATTGTATTTGGCGATACTTTAAATGTATCTGCTATTGAGGATGTTGATGGCAATACGCTAAAAGCAGCTCAAAACTATACAGTTGTTAATATACAAAAAGATAGAACAGGATTTTCTGCCCTTATGTTAGAGGAAATATAATGGCTAATCATATAAGACAACAAATAAGAGAACAATTTGGCACAACGCTAAATAATTTAACAACTACAGGAACTAGAGTGCATGAATCAAGAGTATATCCGCTTGAAACATTACCAGCTTTAGTTATCTACACTAAATCAGAAACTTCTGAGCCAATCGTTATAGGAACTGATAGACTTATGAGCAGAGAATTATCAGTAGTTGTAGAAGGATATGCAAAAGCCACTAGTAACTTTGATGATACTATTGATACAATAAGCAAAGAAGTTGAAGAAGCTATTGCTGCCGATAGAACTCTAGGCGGATTAGCTAAAGATTGTTACCTAGAAAGTACAGAAATAGAATTTAACGCGGAAGGAGAAAAGCCTTTAGGGTATGTCTCCCTTACATTTTTAACCAACTACTATGTTCAGGAAACTAATCCTGATGTAGCGGTATAACAGGAGAATAATTATGAAAATGATTAGTCCAAACGGTAAAGTTTCTATAGATGCTCACCCTACAAAGGTTGAATATTTAAAAGAAAAGGGTTGGAAAGAAGAAGCAGCCCAAACAATAAAATCTTCTTCAAAAAAAATAACTAAAAACGAGGAATAAAAAATGGCAACACACAAAGGAAGTGAAGGTACAGTCCATGTTGGAAGCAATGCTATTGCTGAAATTAGGTCGTATTCATTAGATGAAACCGCCGATACTGTTGAAGATACTACAATGGGTGATGCTGCTAGAACATATTTAGCATCATTAACTACATTTAGCGGATCAATAGATGTTTTTTGGGATGAAACTGATACAGATGGTCAAGTAGCATTAGCTGTTGGATCAAGCGTAACACTAAAGTTTTACCCTGAAGGCGCAACGTCAGGCGATACTTATTACAGTGGTACAGCATTAGTAACTGGCAAAAACATTTCAGCATCTTTTGATGGAATGATAGAAGCTAGCATCTCAGTTCAAGGAACTGGCGCTATTACTACAGCTACAGTATAACCATGAAAGCTATAGAGAGAGCTAAAGCGCATTTTGCAGAGCAAGATGTAAAGGTAATCGAAGTTGCTGAATGGGGTGAGGATGATAAGCCCTTAAAAATTTACAGCAAGCCATTAACGTTAGCTGAAACTTCTAAACTTTATAAAATGAGTAAAGAAGATGATTTAACGATGATGGCTTATGTATTAATTTACAAAGCACTTGATGAAAATGGAGACAAATTATTTGATTTAAGCGATAAAAACGCTTTTTTAAATAATGTAGATCGTGAAATATTGGTTAATGTCGCGACACAAATTATGGGACAAGAATCTATTGAGGACACGAAAAAAAACTAACAGAGGATGCTAATTTATATGTGCAATATGCACTAGCTGAAAAACTTGGAAAAACCTTAGAGGAACTCCAAGAAATTAGTGTCCAAGAATATCAAGGATGGATAGCTTACTTAGAGTTAGCTGAAGAAAAGAGAAACAATGGCAAATAAAAAAGTAAAGTTTGAATTAACCGCAGTAGATAAGACTAAGGCAGCTTTTGATAAAGTTACTAAAGGTCTTAAAGGTGTTGGTAGCGTTGCAGCAGGTGTTAGCAAAGGTGTTGCTGGCGTTGGCTTGGCTGCGGTTGCTGCTGCTGGAGCTTTAGGCATACTTGTAGGCAAGTCTTTTGAATTTATTGATGCTATTGGTAAAACCGCCACTAGAACAGGTATAGCAACTGATACTATACAAGCCTTTCATTTAGCGGCTAGAGAATCAGGTACTAATATTGAT